TGTTTTATAAGTGCGTTGCTAAATTTACAGCAGTCATTTTTTCCCCATTCAAATGGAAAGTTGTTGTTCTCAACAAATGAATCAAACATGGCTTGCCAGTTAGGTAGTTTTTTCACTGTTTACCTGCTCCATTACCACCACCACCGCCAGCATGTCTATTTTGTCCTGTACCTGTACCACTATCATTTATACTTCCTGACCCAGTATGTGATGAACCCCATACTATCTGCTTGTCTTGCAAGCTTGAAACACGATCAAAACCAGTATCGCCTGAGTGTAAAAAGTTTTGTGATTCTTTTGTATATCTAAAGTTAGATGGTCTATCCAAGTCTACTAATCTATTTTCAGCATCTATGGTAACTGTAGACCCAGTAGGGTCATCATTTATAATAAGACTTGTCATTCTACCTTTAAACAATGTCAGAGTTCCTGCCACTTCATTTGTACCGCCCATAACATATCCCATAAGCACAGTTATAGGTCTATTTTGATAGTTTTCTGTAAGCGCATAATTGACTACTGTAGAGTCCATTCCTGACATGGCTACTACCAATCCATTAGACTGCAACTGTGTATTATCTTCTGACCCACTTACAGATAGTAAAGTGCCTGCGCCAGTATAAGTATCTGAGCCTATTACGAGATCATCTGTGCCTGACCATACTAGAATGTCATCAGTGTCAAACTCTGCTTTGACTGCAAAAAATAAAGCTTGTTCATCTGCGCCAAGACGATTAACAATAGAAGCATCTAAACCTTGCCTAGTTGCCATGTTAAATTACCTCAATACAAGAAAAACTAATGCCGTAATTTGATATTCGGTCTGCTGACCAACTTACCTCATTAGATATGAGCCTAAATGTCCCTTTTGGGCTTGTGAAAACTGCGTAATTTCCATTAGCTAAGTCTGATCTTAGCTTTGGCTGTACAGCAACTCCATAAAAATCTTTACCACTATCTGCCGTAGCCGTTGCATCTTCTGTAACCATAACTATTTGTGAGGGCGTGCCTGTGGTGTTTGAGTTAGATTGTATCTGTAAGTAGTCTCCTTTCTTAATAGTGCCACTAGCAGCGTTTGTGGAAGCGAGAAGTGATAATCCAGTAGCACCCTTGACATTGGTTCTTACTTTGCAACTTGCAGTGTTAGATTCTGTAGTCAATGTGCTTGTTGTAACTACTACTGTTGCACTTGTTACTGTTGTTATTTTATGTGTACCATTGTTTTCTTCGTTATTTGCACCAGTAACAACTATAAAATCACCTACCTTTGCACTTCCAAAAGTAGAAGCACCTGCTGTTATAGTTGACCCACTAAAAGAAAGAGTTACTGAGTTTGTGCTTGTTCTATGATTAGATGTTAGAAATGCTGTGCTATATGTTCCTGTGTTTGTAAGAGCATCAGGGTCAGCAAATTTAAAGTGGTTGACTGTTCCGTTAAGCTCTAAAAGAAAAGACTGCCATTCTACGGCTTGTGATCTACGCATGGGCGGTAAAGATACTTCTGCAGTCCAGTAGACACCATCAAATTCTTGGGTCTTAGTTTTACCAGTAAAAGGACTTACTGTTGTTCCTACTGTTCTGACAAGCGACCAGTTGCTTCTTACGAAGTTTGGACTTGTAGGCATTGATATTAATTTAGCCACCTTGCAACATTCTCCTAAAATTACCACCTCGCATTGCAGCTTCCGCTACAGCGCCTTTTGTTACATCTGCTATCTGTGGCATCATTTTTGTAACCTCTGCCCTGACTGTAGGGACAACTCCTGTAGCAAAGTTTACAGACTGGTTTACTACAATTGAAGCACCTCCGCCCATTGCATTTTTAGTATTCATTCCATTCATCATAGTTCCGCTTGAGCTAGGAACAAATAATTCAGGACCCCTCTCACCAACTATTGTAGGTTGTCCTCTTTGCGCTGTACCGCCACTTGCTAATGTGGGTAGATTAAAACCCTCAACCTTCAATCCTGCAGGTCCAAATATTTGCATAAGTATCTTGTTTACTATTGCCAATTGTATAAATGTTGAAATAATTTGAGATACAATATTTTTAGCAAAATCATTAAAATTTTCTAAAGCATTTTCGCCATTCATTAAAGCACTTACAAAATCATTGGTAAAAGATAAAGCCATGCTTTGAATAGCAGGTGCTAACACTTCTGCAAAAGTTGCAGATACATCTTCTACCTCATTGCCCACTAAACCAAACATTTTTTTTACATTTTCTAATCCACCAAATAATTCAGGCAAAGTTTTACCATTAATTTTTGTACTTAAAATTTCATCTAAGTTTTCAGTTGCAAAAGCTACTTTTTCTGTATTCCCTACTTGTTTTTCAAACTCTTTATTTAAAAAAGATACTGCATCCATTATTCTGCCTTTGTGGTCTAGGCTCGCAAGTTCTTCATCACTTAAATCTTTGTCAACTTTTAATCTTTCTTGTCGGATATGGAGTATGTCTAATTCAGTATCTCTTAATATTTCAAGCTCATCATTGTTTCTTTGTATTCTTGCTATTATTGCATCATATTGTGCTTGTTGAGTTTTTCCTGCATTGCCGTTTTCAAATAATGCTCTTTCTTCGCTACCTCTTTCGCCAAATCTGCTCAATTGATTGTTATGTTCTGATTTATTAAGATTTATTAACTCTTTTCTTCTAGCTAGTATTCTATTTAGGTTTTCTTCCTCAGCCTCAAATATTCTTTGCGCCATTAAATCTTCTCTAGGAGTAAACTCAGGTGTAACAAAATCAACACTTGTTGCTCTACCGCCTGCTACAGCAACGGCTTTTGCTATAGAGTTTGCCATGGTTGTTAGCCTGCTTGCCATATCTTTAAAAAAGTCACCTAGTCCGCTTTGAAAAACTTGATCTCCTAGCTGTTTGAAAGCAATACTCATATTAGATGTAACGGTAGATAAGTTATCCATTTTGGCTTCCATTGCGCCACCGAATTTTCTTTCAAGACCGTTTATTAGAGCATCAGTTATAAGCTTTGCACCCTCTGCAGTTTTACCAAAAGTTGCAATTGAATCTTTTGTTAAACCAAGCTCTTTGTTTAAGATGCCTAAAACATCAATACCCCTATCCATGATCATATTTAATTCTTCAAGACCCAAGCCGCCTGAGGCTGATCTTTGCACTGTTCTTACTAGCGCTTCAAATACACCAAGCTGATCTACAGATGTAGATGCTGTGTCTGCAAATACTTGTAACATTCTTTCCGTAGGCTCAACTCCTGCTGACTGTAATGAAATAAATGCTTTGGTTACTGTTTCAATTTGAAAAGGGGTTGTTTGCGCGAAAGTCAAAACTTTTTGCATTGCTTCTGCGCCTGCTTCCACACTTCCAAAAACTGTATTTAATGAGTCTGATAAATCTTCAAAGTCAGAACCAACTTTTGCAATTTTTGTCATGGCTACACCCATTGCAACAAAACCTGCCGTAGCACCAATCAAAGGTCCTTTTAATTTTTTTAAATTTGCGCCCAAGCCTGCGCCTGCTGTACCAAATGCAGCGCCACCTGCCGCACCAGTGGTTCTAATTTTGCCTTCTATTTTATTAAGTTCAGATTTAAGCTGTTTGGTATCAGCTTCAATCTTAATAATTAGCTTATCTATCTCATTCATTAGTCAGGATATAACTCCATAAGGTCATCTAATTCTGATCTATCCATAGGCTTTTCTTTTTCGGTAGCATGAAACTGCTTGAATCCTTTTAAAGCGAGATACATCTCTCTAGGCGATAAATCCCAAAAGTCTATAGGTCGCATTCCCATCATTCCAACACAAATCATATAGAAGTTTCCCCAATTGATAGGTGGCGTGTGTTCATCTACTCTATTGCTTTTTTTTTATCTTCCTCGTCTGAGTCATTATCGTTTAAGGTAGATACCAAGAGTTTGGCTACCTCTGCAGAAGCCGTAACAATACCTACATCAGATATTATTTGCCCTACTTTCTTATCATCAAAGTCGTTGCCACCACCTCTAAGGGCATAGCGCAATACGACTAATAATGTTCTTATGCGAACTTTGGCTTGTGCAATATTTTGTGCAAGTTCAAGAATGCCTGTATCAAGCTCATCTTCAATCTTGACTAGGCTATCTATGGTTAATCTAGCCTTGTAGGTTTCAGAACCTAATGTTACTTCAATCTGACCCTTGAGTGGGTTTGTCATCTGACTTCTCCTTTTTTGTACTTGCCATTGCAAGTTTGATTTTTAAAACATTGTCTCTTTCATCCAATATAGATGATTCAACCTGAATATCTTTGCCGTTAACATTTACAGTTTTGCCAATAGGCATATTAGGAATATCTAATTGATCTCCTTGCATCATACCCATGACAGAGCCTTTATTGGCTTTTACTTCAACTTGTTCCCAAGCCATAGTCTTAGACTGTTGCGAATGTTATAGCACCTGCTGATTCAAAGGACATACTGTAAGTAACTTCTCCATTGAACTCACCTGCATACTCTAAACTGGTTACTTGAAAAGCACCTGTAAAAGTACCAAAGTCAGGAACTAAAAACTGATAATTATTTTGACTATCTGCTAAAGCGTTTGTTTTGACAGTTGTTTCTGATGCACCGTCTGTGAATACGCCACTTCCTGAAACACTGATTGATTGAACCCCTGCTGCAGCCAATAAAGTTCTCTTACCTGAGGAGTCCTTATTAGTTACATCTACTGATTCATTGTTTACTGTTAGACTTGTTGATCTAAGCCCTGCTATTGTTGTGAAAGTCTCAGGTGAACCTGCGTTACCCACTTTCATTAGCATTGCACTACCTTTTTGTGCTGCCATATTTTTCTCCTAAATACAGAGGGTATTTATTCCTCTAATTAAAAAAACGGCATCTGCCACCTTATTACTTAGACATTTGGTAGTTAATCAAGTGCCTAATGTAATTGCACGAAATCTCATGACACCGTGCCGAGTTATCCCATCAGGA